TAAGAGGTAATGGTTGCGTTAGGTTAAGTTTCGGGTATGATGGTGTCTATGGGTGATAAAGCGTGGAAACAGCGTGAAAGAAATGTGGCTGCTTACTTTGGCGGTGAGCGCACTGCATTGTCTGGCGGCAACGGCAAGATAACCCGTGCTGACGTAATCCACGATGATTTATTCATAGAGGTTAAACTACGTGCCAAGCATTCAGTAGTCAGTCTATGGGACGAAACTAAGATATTGGCTGATGCGGAAGGTAAAACGCCAGTCATTGCGCTGTGCGAAAAGAATCGCAAAGGCTTCTGGATAATGGTACACAGTGATGATTTGAGTAAACTATGAATTCACAGGCACTAGCACGGGCGGTAGAGATCGCTAAAGAACTAGAACACCGTAAGGCCACTAATCGTATGGCTAACTATGTGCCATACCCGTACCAAGTCAAATTCCACAATACCGTAGCGCAACAAAGGCTGCTAATGGCGGGAAACCGTATTGGCAAATCTTTCTGTGGGGCTATGGAAATGGCCTATCACTTAACTGGGTTATACCCTGATTGGTGGGAAGGCAAAAAATTTAGTCGCCCTATTCGGGCGTGGGCAGGCGGCGCGTCAAATGAAACAACGCGGGACATCTGCCAAAAAGAATTAGTCGGTCAACCTGATGACCCTACGGCAAAAGGCACTGGGTCTATACCATTAAAGTTAATTGGGGAAACCGTGCGTAAAGCGGGTGTACCTAATGCTATGAATAGTCTTGTTGTCAGGCACAAGTCAGGTGGTTGGTCACGCCTAGCATTTAAAGCCTACGAAATGGGCAAAGAAAAATGGATGGGTGAATCGCTTGATGTGATTTGGTTGGACGAAGAACCGCCATCCTCTATCTACACACAATCGTTAACCCGTACTGCCGACAAAGGCGGAATTGTGTACATGACATTCACGCCAGAAAACGGTATGACTGAAACTGTAGCGCAGTTTGTCAATGATCTAAGGGACGGGCAGGCTCTATTACAGGCAGGGTGGGATGACGCTCCGCACATGACTGCCGAGGTGCGGCAGCAAATACTGGCTGCGCTACCCCCGCACGAACGTAGGATGCGTGAACAGGGTATACCCCAATTAGGTTCTGGTCTTGTATTTCCATTGCCAGAAAAAGATATGGTTTGTGAACCTATTGAGATTCCTAGTCACTGGCCCAGAATTTGCGGCTTGGACTTTGGATGGGATCACCCGACTGCTGCTTCATGGGCAGCGTGGGATAGAGATTCAGATGTAATTTATATTTATGATTCGTATGCCATGTCACAAGAGGCTGTGCCTATCCATGCCAGTGCAGTTAAAGCACGTGGTCAATGGATTCCAGTGATTTGGCCTATGGACGGACGGCAAGCCGATAAAGGGTCTGGAAAAAGTTTAACTGAACAATACCGTGCGGAAGGTGTCAACATGACACGTGAGCATTTTACTAATCCGCCATCGCAAGGACAAAAAGATGGTACGGGTGGGATTTCTGTTGAAGCAGGCATCCAAGAGATGTACACACGGTTTATGACTAACAGATTGAAAATTTTTAATAACCAGAGTAAATTGTTAGAAGAATTACGAATGTATCATCGTAAAGATGGTAAAATTGTAGCGAAGCATGACGATGTTATATCAGCAGCACGTTATGCCGTTATGAGTGTTCGTAAGGCTAGAGTAAAAGACTTTGAACCACAGCAAATATATTCTGATAGTGAATTTAGTGTATTTGCATAAATGAAAGGAAGGAAAATATGGGCGGAGTAGTGAAAACACTTGCGAAAGCAGTTGGTCTTGCACCAAAAGCACCAACCCCTCCTGCACCTGCACCTGCACCTGCTGCGGCTAAAGCCGAAGCAACTTCAGCGGCGGCACAAACTGCTGCGGCTAAAGCGGCAAAGCAAGCAACGCTTGGAGCAGGTTACGGAGCAAGCACTGTAATGACAAGTTCTAAAGGTGTTGAGGAAGAAGCAAGCACTGCTAAGACCGTGTTGGGTGGAACATCTACAGCGGGTAGACGTAGACGGAAATCTGCATACGGCGCAGCGTAACAAATGATTATGGTTCGCGTTGATAATAATATCAGAGAGCGTGCCTATAACTGGATTGCACCAAAGGCGCATATCCTGCGGAACATGCAGGACGATGATCGTCACATTGCGTTTGTAGACAGTGATACAGACGAAATTAAAGGCTGTTTGCTGTTTTCTGATTATGATGGCAACAACATCTTTGTACATCTAGCGTTAGATGACCCAAAGGTGTGTAAAAAGGGTAACATAACTTTGATGTTTGATTATGCCTTTAATCAGTGTAAATGTAATAGAATGACCGCAACATGTGTAAACGGTTACAACAGAGTAGAACGATTACTGGCAGGAGTCGGATTTAAAAAAGAAGGCGTAGTCAGAGAATCGGTAAACGTAAAAGGTAAGTGGGTTGATGCTGCCGTTTACGGAATATTGAAAGGGGAATGCAGATGGGTATGAAATCATCGCCTCAGATGCCGCCTCCTGTAGATACGGCAGTGACGGATAGAACGGCTGAGAAAGAAGCAGCACTTGAAGCAGAAAAACAAAAAATGTTATCTGCCAAAAAGAAAGGCCAGTACGGAACTATTCTAACTTCTGGTATGGGAGTGGATGAAGAAGCGGAAACTAAAAAGACTATGTTAGGTGGGACTGTATAATGGCAGAATATTCACCTTATGAGTATGTGAAAAAACGTTTGACCTCAATGGAGGGCAACCGTCACAACTGGGAATCCCATTGGCAGGAAATTCTCGACTATGTAATGCCACGTAAAGCGGATGTCACAACTGTCCGTGCTAAAGGCGAAAAGCGTACTGAAGTTTTGTTTGACAGTACCGCTATCACAGCCAACACTTTACTTGCAGCAAGTTTGCAAGGCACGCTAACTTCCCCATCGTTGCCTTGGTTCTCAATCAAACTGCGCGACAAACTTAAAAACGAAGATCATAAAACGAAGATGTGGTTGGAAGATACCGCACGGCGTATGTATGACACGTTTAACGACACAAATTTTAATACCGAAGTGCATGAAATGTACCTAGACCTAACGTCTATTGGTACTGGATGTTTGCTTGTTGAAGAAAACAAAAAAGGTTTCCTTGAAGGTGGCATTCATTTTAAAACGCTGCACATCAACGAATACTACATTCAAGAAAATGTTAACGGTTACGTAGACACTGTTTACCGTAAGTACAAATTGTCAGCGCGACAAGCCGTGCAGGAATTTGGCGAAGATAATCTTGGTGAAAAACTTATTGAAGCGGCTAAAACAAAACCTGAAAAAGAATTTGTTTTTATTCACGCTGTTGAACCATCGGAAGATTACAAAAGAGCAACGGGTAAAGTTGCAACAAAATTAAAATACCACAGTTGCCACGTTTGTCAGGAAGACAAAATGGTTGTGCGTACTGGTGGATACAGTGAGTTTCCATATTTAGTACCGCGTTGGTCTAAAGCCACAGCAGAAACATACGGACGTTCACCGTCTTACAACGCATTGCCAGACATTAAAACGCTAAACAAAGCAGTTGAGATCGGACTTAAAGCATGGGCAAAAGCAATTGACCCCCCACTTTTGGTACAGGATGATGGTGTCATTGGCAGAGTAAGAACGACACCCGCAGGCATTACTGTTATCCGTAATGATGGCGCAGTCAAACCATTGCAAATTGGTAGCAACTGGCAAATCACGGACATGAAAGAAACGCAGTTACGTACTGCAATTCGACAAGCATATTATTCAGACCAACTGCAATTGCAGGATGGCCCACAAATGACCGCAACTGAAGTACAGGTTCGTTACGAACTGATGCAAAGGTTGCTTGGCCCTACATTGGGTAGATTCCAAAGTGAATTTTTGAACCCTCTCATAGAACGTGTCTTTGGCATTATGTTCAGAGCGCAAGGGTTACTCCCGCCCCCAGACTCTATTCAAGACACCAAGGTAGATATTGAATACGTTGGGCCACTGGCACGTTCGCAGCGTATGGAAGAAGCGCAGGCTATTGACCGTTTATACGCAATGGCGGCTAACGTTGCACAAATTGACCCGTCTATTATGGACAACATCAATCACGATGAGGCTGTAAGGCTACGGGCAAAACTATTAGGCGTACCTGCTGAAATTCTTGTCAGTCGGGAAGACGTTGCTGAAAAACGTGAAGCACAACAGATGGCTGCACAGCAACAGCAAATGATGATGGCGCAACAGCAACAAGCGCAGACTGGCAAAATGCAAGCAGAAGCAGCAAAAGCGGTGGCTGACCCTGACGTTCAAGACGTTATGACGGAAGCCCAGTCACAGGCTGAACAAGAAATGGGAATGCAATAATGCCAGACGCAGAAGAATTTGAAGGATTGCACAAAGAACACGCTGAGTTAGTCGAAAACTACAAAGAGTGTTTCTCAACAAAGGCAGGGGAAAAAGTGCTAGAAGACTTGAAGGCGGCGTATGGGAACAGGATGAGTTATTCACCTGACTCGCATGACACTGCTTACAAGGAAGGGCAGCGTAGTATGTATCTACGCATAATTAACATGATAACCGAAAGGAAAGAACAATATTGTCAGCAACAGCATAGGCCGTTACCGCCGAACAGGTAACTCAAGACACTACGGTGCTTGGGTCTGAAGGGGTGAGCGATAACCTTGATTGGAAATCTTCACTACCTGACGATCTTAAAAATGACCCTACTTTGTCAAATTTCAAAGATATTGAGAGTCTGGCGAAAACTGTAGTACACCAACAGAAACAAATGGGTAGCCGAATTCCTATTCCAAAGGATGAGGCAGGGTTCAATGAACTGTATACCAAACTGGGACGACCAGAAGCGGCATCAGATTACGAACTAAAAACTCCAGAAGGAATGGATGCGTATTTCAATGAAAACGCGCTAAACCAATTCCGAGAAGTGGCTCATAAAATTGGGCTTAACCAGAAGCAGGTTAACGCGCTATTGGACTATCAAGCAGGCGTAATTAACTACGAACTGGAAAATCAACCCGCTACGCTATCGGCTCAGAAAGAAGAATCGGAAGCGTATTTGAAAAAAGAATGGGGTGCTGATTACAATAAACAAATCAAGGCTGCACAGCGTGCGCTTCAAGTTTATGGTGATGAAGACATCGTTGAATTGATGAACACATCAGCAGGTAATCATCCCGCAGTAATTAAGATGTTTGCACGATTGGGCGCAGAAATCACTGAGGATATGACTCAGAATACCCAGAATAATTATCTGGCTACTTCTAGGTTGGATGCTCAAGATGAGATTTCGGCAACCTATTCAAACGCTAACCATCCGTACCATAAACAGGGACATCCAGAGCATAAAGCGGCTGTGGAACGTATGCGTCAGTTGTTTGAAAAAGTGCATGGTAATTAACCAATTATATGGTATATTTTTAATTACAACGTGAGGCCCGATTTGTTCGGATAACTTTAGTTGTGGGTGTGATACCTTAAAATCCGTGTGACAGACGTAAACTGTAAGGTTTCCCTGCGAAGGATAAAAACCGTAAACATTAACTTAAACAAGGAGAAACTACTATGTCAGTAGAAATCACGACCGCTTTTGTCGAACAATACAAAAGCAACGTGTTCCACTTGGCGCAGCAGAAAGGTTCTCGTTTGAGGGATGCGGTTCGTACCGAAACAGTTACAGGTAAGTCGCATTTCTTTGAACGGATTGGTTCTGTAGCGGCTCAGAAGCGTACTTCACGCCACTCTGATACCCCAAGAATGGACACGCCACACTCCAGACGTAAAGTCACTATGGACGATTACGACTGGGCAGACCTCATTGACAACGAAGACAAGGTGAGAATGCTTATTTCGCCTCAGTCTGAGTATGCAATGGCAGGAGCATGGGCAATGGGCCGTGCGATGGATGATGCAATTATTGCTGCTGCAACTGGCAACGCTTATGGCGGTGTTAGCGGCGGTACTGCAATTGCGCTTCCCGCAGGGCAAAAAGTTGCTCATGGCGGAACTGGTCTATCTGTAGCCAAACTTATCTCTGCTAAAGAGATTTTGGATGGTTCAGATGTAGACCCAGACGAAGAACGTTATCTGATTGTAACTAGCAAACAAATCTCTGATATGTTGGCTATTACTGAGATCACTTCTGCTGATTACAACAGCGTCAAGGCTTTGGTTGCAGGACAAGTTGATACCTTTATGGGTTTCAAATTTATCCGAACTGAGCGTCTTGGACTGGACAGTAACAGTGATCGTCAGGTTCTTGCTTTCTGCAAATCTGGTATCGGGCTTGCTGTAGGTTCAGATGTATCCACTAGGATTTCTGAGCGTGCAGACAAGAATTATGCAACTCAAGTGTTTCTTTCAATGACCATCGGTGCTACGCGAGTAGAGGACGAAAAGGTTGTTGAGATCGCTTGTAACGAATAAGGAGGGTTGAACAAATGGCTACTGTATATTCAGCACAGAAGACCAGTTGGAGTCAAAACAACCCAACTGATCGTGTAAAAACAAATGAGATGGCAGGCCGAGTGCGAGTTGCTTACGCTACTTATGAAGCGTCTTCACTAGCATCTGGTGATGTCATTGAAATGTTTAATCTGCCTAACGGTGCAAGGATTGTAGGCGGCTCTCTAGCGTA